ATTAGCATATTCTTTTAAGGCTAACCATTGTTTAAAGAAGAAATATTGTGTTACTGTATAGTATCTTATGCTATCTTGAAGTTCTGTACGATATTTTTCACGTGCTGTTTCTTCACCTTTTTTAATATCTTCATCCCAGTGAATAAAGCTCTTATATCCAAAACTTTCTTTTATAGCCATATATTCAGCATAATCAGCTAACCAACTTGAATTCTCAGCTTCAAATTTTTCAATTTCAGCTAATACTTCACTATTTTTACTAGTGTTAGCGACTGCTTTTTCTAAAATTGGTCTTCTTGCTTCAAATAATAATGCATAATCAACTTTTTCAGGATTTTCTCCAAAGTTAACTTTTACATAATCACTTTCTTCAAGCAATCCATCTTCTTTTAATAATGAAAAATCAATTAGATTTAAGTTCCCTGCTACTGCTGAGAAACTTTGGTATGGTGAATCACCATAACTAGTAGTTGTAAGTGGTAAAATTTGCCAATATGTTTGTTTTGTTTCTTCTAAGAAGTCTACAAATTCATAAGCACTTTTACCAAATGTTCCTATTCCAAATTGACCTGGTAATGATGTAATATGCATTAAAACACCACTTGAACGTTTTGTCATTATTAGTTTCCTCCGTTATTTTTTTAACTTGTATTTACAAAATAAGTTTTTATAACTTAACAATAATTATTATAATAAAACACTTTCATTTTGTCAATAACATTTATGTACTTCTTTTTATTTTTTTCTATGACATATACGTAAATGTTATTATATGCATGTAAGGTGTACTTAATCCTTGCAATTCTTATCAACTACATTTATAATTAAGTAGGTAATTTTTAAAAGGAGATTAGTAAAGGTAAATCATATATGAGTAAATACAAACAGGTCTATAATGATCTTAAAGAAAAAATAGATACTCGTTTTTATAAGCGTAATACAGAATTACCAAGTGAAAATGAGTTAGTAAAAGAATACGGTTATTCAAAAGATACTATTAGAAAAGCTTTGTCTTTATTAGAAATTAATGGTTATATCCAAAAGATTAAAGGTAAAAACTCTTTAATTCTTGGACACGGAAGAATAAAAAATAACTATTTAGGAAATATTAAAACTTCTTCTGAATTAAACATCGACGGTAAATACGAAATTAAAACTACACTTGAATCTCTATATATTGTTCAAGGTGAAAAGAAAATAATGGATATTTTTGGTGCAGATGAGAATAATGATTTTTATAGAGTTAGTCGTAGTAGAACGATAAACGGAGAAAAATTAGAGTATGAAGTATCTTACTTCGATAGAAATCTTGTTCCATTTATTAACAAAGAAATTGCGGAATCATCTATTTATAAATACTTAGAAGAAGAATTAGGTTTAAATAGCACACGCCCGATTTACTATTGGGCGGAAAAATACAACTGGCGCAATTTAATCAGCGAAAGCGGAATTGAAGAATTAATTGCGTTACGCATTATTACGCTGACAGAACGTGAAAATAAAAGCGATCAGGAAATAAAAGAACTAGAAGCCCTGATCGATAAAGATATTCAGTATAAAAAGCAACGTGCCGCAACGGTAGCTAAAGTGACGGCAAAAAGTGCGGTCAATTCTGCGGACGTTTCTGGCAGTGAACGCACCTTTGCCGATAGTGGTGACGGCGATGAACGCAAGAAGAAAAAACGGGTAAAGAATGATATTTCCCACGTTACGCCCGAAATGTGCCAGCCGTTTATTGATTCGCTGTTCGATTATCAAAAACATATTCGCGCCAACAAGCACCACGATGTGCGCAATATTCTGAAATCGCGCCAAATTGGGGCAACTTATTATTTCAGTTTTGAGGCGTTAGAAGATGCGATTTTCAGCGGTGACAATCAAATATTCTTATCAGCTAGTAAGCGACAAGCAGAAATCTTTAAAAACTACATTGTGAAGATGGCACGGGAATATTTCGGTGTTGAGCTGACTGGCAACCCGATTATTTTAAGCAATGGCGCAGAGTTGCATTTTTTATCGACTAACAAAAATACCTCTCAAGGGAATAGTGGTCATGTGTACGGTGATGAATATGCGTGGATTCGTGACTTTCAGCGATTCAATGATGTGGCATCAGCCATGGCAACACATGAAAAATGGCGTGAAACCTATTTCAGCACACCGTCTTCCAAATTCCATGAATCTTATTCATTCTGGAGTGGCGACAACTGGCGCGATGGTGATCCAAAACGCAAAAATATTCCATTTCCGACCTTTGCAGAATTGCGCGACGGTGGGCGACTTTGCCCCGATGGTCAGTGGCGTTATGTCGTGACGATTGAAGATGCGCTAAAAGGCGGTGCAGATACGTTATTTAATATTGAGAAACTGAAACAGCGCTATAGCAAATACGCGTTCAATCAGCTTTATATGTGCGTTTGGATTGATGATGCGGATTCTATTTTCACCGTTCATCAACTTTTAAAATGTGGCGTAGATATTACGAAATGGAAAGACTTTAACCCGAAAGCGGATCGCCCTTTTGGTGATCGTGAAGTTTGGGGCGGATTCGACCCCGCACACAGTGGCGATGGGGCTAGCTTTGTGATTATTGCTCCGCCTGCGTTACCAGGTGAAAAATATCGTCTGCTTGCACGCTATCAATGGAATGGACTTTCCTATGTATATCAAGCCAATCAAATTCGCGCCCTTTATGAAAAATACAATATGACCTACATCGGCATTGATGCCACGGGCGTGGGCTATGGGGTTTATGAATTAGTGAAAGAATTTGCCCGCCGTGCCGCTACTGCCATTATTTACAACCCCGAAAGTAAAACAGGCATGGTGCTGAAAGTGCATGATTTGGTTGAGCATGGGCAAATTGAGTGGAGCGAAAGCGAATTAGATATTGTACCGAGCTTTTTAATGATTAAGCACCAATCAACCAAAAGCGGCAATACAATGACATTTACGGCAGAACGCACCGTCAAAACGCAGCACGCTGATGTATTCTTTGCCATTTGTAACGCCATTAATAAAAAATCCTTAAGTGATAAACCTCGCAAACGTCGCAGATGGAGCGTACTAAATGAAAACTAATGTAAAAACAGACAATAAAAAAGGGATTGTTATTGCCCCAATTAATGACCGCACTTTTTCCTTGAGTGAGATCACAGCCTCGCCCGCATTGGATTATGTCGGCATAGGGTTTGATGAAAATTACAATTGCTATTTACCACCAGTAAATCGTCACGCACTGGCAAAATTGCCTCATCAAAATGCACAACACTGTGGCATATTACATAGCCGTGCAAATATGGTAAGTGCAACCTATGAGGGTGGTAAAGCCTTGTCTAAAATGGAAATGCGCGCACTATGTTTAAATTTAATTCAGTTTGGTGATGTGGGGCTTTTAAAAGTGCGTAATGGGTTTGGGCAAGTGGTGCGCTTAGTACCACTTTCTAGCCTTTATTTACGCGTGCGTAAAGATGGCGGCTATTCTTATTTAATGAAAAAATCGCTTTATGATACCGCACAAGAAATCTATCGCTATGATGCGAAAGATATTATCTTCATTAAACTTTACGACCCTATGCAACAAGTTTACGGATCGCCCGATTATGTAGGCGGTATTCAATCGGCATTGCTAAATTCTGATGCAACAGTATTTCGCCGTCGCTATTTCAGCAACGGGGCACACATGGGTTTTATTTTGTACTCCACAGATCCCGACTTGACCGAAGAAATGGAAGAAGAAATAGCAAAAAAAATCAGTGAATCTAAAGGCGTGGGAAATTTCCGTTCTATGTTTGTGAATATTGCGGGCGGTCATCCTGACGGGTTAAAAGTGATTCCGATTGGCGATACTGGCACCAAAGATGAATTTGCCAACATTAAAAATATTTCGGCACAAGATGTTTTAACCGCACACCGTTTTCCTGCAGGTTTAAGTGGGATTATTCCGACAAATACGGCAGGATTAGGTGACCCCTTGAAATATCGTGAAGTGTATCACTATGATGAAGTCATGCCATTACAAGAGATTATTGCAGAAACAATAAATCAAGATTCAGAAATCAAAAACTTATTAAAAATCAAGTTCCGCGAACAAAATTTCGCAAAATAAATCTTTGTTTTTAACCTGTACAAAAAGCCATTCATTGATATAATTAATTGCAGTTATTTTTTGTGATGGCTTTGGGGAAAATGGCAAGAACAACAGATATTTACTGCACTGTTTGCAATTCAAAATCCGTTATCGAAAGATCTGAACGAATACACAGTGAATTTACAAGATATTATTGTGCGTGTAAAAATCCCCTGTGCGGTCACAGATTTGTCATGAATATGGAATTTGGTCACACAACACGAAGTAGCAAATTAACCAAAGATAAATTACTTGAACTAGTTTTAGGAAAACTTTCAGAAGAAGAAAAAGCCAATTTAAGAAAGATATTAGATGAATAAAAGCCGCTAGAAATAGCGGCTTTTATTTTTATGCTGCGAGTAACTTATTTGTGGCCACCTGCGCCAAAAAGTTGCTTCTGTTTTTATATTCAGGATGCGTTGCTACAAAGCTATCAATGCGCTTAATTAAAAGACTAGGTAAAGTAACATTGATTTTTTCAGCTTTCCCCATTAGATGAGTTAAATCTACATCCACAAAACTAAACGTAAAGCCTTCATACTCTGGATTTTTAACGTGCTCTTGCAAGGATGTTGGCTGCGGAATTTCCTCTCCATCTTCTAACATGCCTTCAATATGGAAGGCTATTGCCTCTTTTGCGTTGATGAACGCCTCTTCTAATGTATCACCTGCTGAAAAACAACCTGGCACATCAGGCACCACCACACCGTATGCGTGATTTTCATCGCCCATTTCTATTCCGATTGGGTATAACATAATCTTTCCTTACTTATTATAAAAAATTGAATAATCAAAAATAGTTTCAATAAAGGGGGATTTTAAATCCCCGCTTGCTTTAATATTGTTTTTACCGTTTTTATTGGTAAATCCTTTTTGGGATGAGGAACAGTAACTCGCCCTTTCTTTGTTGGATGCTTGAATTGATGGTGACTACCGACAACATTTACAAGATACCAACCGTCATCCTCAATTTGTTTAATTATTTTTGCACTATTCATTTTACCTCTTACTTATTAATTTATGGGGTTATTATAACTCTGTTATTTTTGATTTTCAAGTTTTTTAGAGTTATATGGGTTATTTTTTATTATTTGATTCTTTCATCGTATGCAACGACACATAAGACGATTTCAAACTGCCGTAAGGTGCTTTTGGCTCAAATAGTACAAGCATTTGCGGTTTATTGTTTTGATCAGTTTCCTCGCCTGTTTCGTTGTTGATAAAAGGGATTCGTGAATTAGTGATATACACGATTTCTTTTGCATTACGCACACACATATCGAACCATTTTGTTGATCCGTCTACATTAAGCAACATCACCACCGTTTTGTTATGTAACACGCTTTGCTGGATAGCGCGCAACACAAACGGCAACGGGTTACTATAAGGTGGATTCATCCAACAATAACGTCCTTGCCAATCTGTTGTTAGCGTGTCTTGTTCTGGAGTGATAAAGTTTTTCACTTTGGTGTTGTGTTCCATGGCACATGTATCTAAATCAAATTTTATGTTGAAATATTGTTCTGCATAATGGAAAACCCACCACGGTGTAGCCCATAAGTCTTTGTCTGATTTTTTAGTATTAGATTTAGTCATCATTTCCGCCTTATAAGTCTGATTCTTTAACAAATACGCCATCAATCATACGTCCTTTGCGGTCTTTGATTTCATCCCATGTCGCTTGCACACAATCGTGTATATTTAAATCAAAATAATATGCAATATTTAAAAGTCTAACAAAACAAAAAACAAATAAAGCAGTAACGTTTGCTTGGCGGCTTAGCTCATTACTTAAATGATACCAACCGAACACCGCTCCAATTAACAGATCTTCAATATCAACTTTAGAATAGCTATATTCATTGGCAATTTCATCAACAGAAAGCATTTCATCTTTTTTGCGTTGTGCGGCCAAAATCACCATCACCACAAAGCAATCGCCAATGCTATCCTTAATTACATCAATTTTATTTTTTGATACGCCTGAACAAAGCTCACCAAATTCTTCCATTAATTTAATGAATTGTTTCTGTGGGGTAGAACCCTCAATCAAATTGCGATCTTCTGCCCATTGCTCGATGTTTTTGATAAGTTGTTGTAAGTCTGCCATTTTTATTTCTCCATATTACCTTGAGGAATATTCTCTATTTGAAACCATTCACCTCCGAAAATTCTTACCGCATCAATTTCTATACTTCGTTGCCACAATGTCCCGTCATTACACAATGCAATGATTGTTTCGATCTTTGCATATTCACACATTGTATTTGATGTGGCAATTTGAACAATTTTTCTCCCATGTTTCATTGAAACAGGTTTTATTGTTGGCTTTACTGGTTTCTGTTCACGTTTGTTCATGTTGTTTTCTCCTATTGGATTCGGTTGTTTTTATGAAAATCTTTGAGCTTTTGAAGGTTTCTTGGCACAGGGGAAAGCGACGTCATCATGTTTTGATTCCGTTTCACTAACTGCACATCGTTTTCGGTGAGTTCTATGGCTGTATATTTATCTATGGTTAGCCGTTTATACTTGAATAAATAGTCTAATTTTTGTGCGCTAAGGGGCGCGCAGATCGGTTGTGTCAGTAATTTGATCTTTTGCTCAAGAATTGATCGGTTACAGTTACTGACACAAGTCCAAGGCGCACTGCGTGCGCTATTGTTAGCGGTTGAGCTACGCTCAACCATAGATTCTGTGCGTTGTGCAAAATCTTGTGGGCGTTTTTTAATTTGCCATTTTTTGGTGCGTGAAATGACTTGTTTTAGACTGAATCTATTCGCTAAACCAATAATAGCTTTGCGTTGTTCACCATATTTATTAGCAGGTTTAGTTTCATAATCGAGCTTGATAGGTTGATCAGTACGTTTAGCAAGCGCACCGCCTTGAATTTCCATATAGGCGGCATAATCATTCGCTATGCCTGCTGCGGCTTGGGCTTTATTGATAATTTCATCATCGGCTTGACCGCTGATTAATCGGCGCAATTCGCGCCAAACAGAAATAGACGCGCCCCCGTAGAATTGGAACTGACGAATGCCCCAACGGCTCGCCCATGCACGAACGCGCAATGCGTTGTCGTGTAGGCTTAGTGTCTGGTCTTCGTCTGAGACTTCGCCAGCAAGGGCGAAACCGTCAATATTTTTCGCAATGTATTTGGCAATGTAAGCCGTTGCGCTGCCTTTTGTTTTATCGCATTCTTCCACCTTGCAGCGGTGTTCTGCTGCGCCTTTCTCATTGCCGTCTAACTCTAGGGCCTTTTGTTTAAATAATCGGATGACTTCTTCTTTATGTTCTGCTGGCACATAAGCTAGCGCATGCCAGTGTGGTGTGCCGTCTTTGTGCGGCTCTGCCACGCGCATACCATAAAATTTAATATCACGTTTCGATAATAAAGCGCGGAACTGTTGCCACACTTTATTCAGATAGTTTTGTGTCTCGCGCGGATTCACCCCCGACCATTTTTTATTGCCGTTTCCTGCGTGAAATGATGATGGCGCAGTAAGGGTTAAAAATAAGGCTTCATTGTTGTTTTCTTCTGCCCATTCCTCTAATCCGCGCAAACGCACCATCATTTCATTTCTGCGTAATGCGGGGTTGGATGATGATTTTAAGAACATATCGAAAAGCTCGACCTGTTCTTCTGGATTGTCGATGTTTTCAATAATCATCGCACGCAAGTAATCATGATTCTTGCGTTGTTGCAGTTGCCATTCTTGGAAACTTTGATTAGAGATATAACTGGCGGCATTGGCGCGCACCTCGCCACAGGCAATAGCGATATGCTCGACCATACGTTTTTGTATATCTCGCATTTGCTTAAACCACCATTTTTCGCAAGTTAAGCGAAGTAAGGTGCTGTCAATGTGTTCGGCTTTGATGCGTTTGTCGTTTTCGATTTTTTCCCAATGGGGAATTTTGAAACCCGTAGAAAGGGCGATTTCGCCACACCATTTATAGAGCTGATAGAAATAGCCTTGAATGTCGCCCTCGTTGTCGCTTTCAATGCCATTTTTTAAAAAGTGGGAGCAATCACATTGAAATCGAATAAATGCCGTTGCCATTTCATACGCCATTTTTTTCAATTTGCTTTCGGTGATTAAATAGAAAGGTAGTTGTTTTTGCTTTTGTTGGGTACCTAACAGTCGAAAATGAAAACCGCTGTAATGTAATTCGTTGTAGTGTTTGGCTAGTTCTTCACGGGTTGGCAGGGTGGAGAACTGTACGGCTTGTTGTATTTCATCTTTAACGGATAGCAACCATTGCGGGGTGTTGATGAACGCTTGCAAAAAATCTACGTTCACGTTGTACTGTGAAAAGACTTTTTGTAAACGCACATCTAAGATATCGCGTAAATAATCATTGGCGTGGCGGCGTTGTTTATTGCCGAGGGCAAATGCAATCGACCCATCATCTTTAACAGAACGATAGGCCTTAATATAAAGTTTACGGAAATATTCTCGCTGACGTTGACGTGGTAGGATTTCAAGTTTATTTTCGATAAACTCAAAATCAATGGGATTTGTGGCGAACAATTCTAACTGCGTCGGTGTATAAACACTATCATCAAACGGCAAAAAAGTGCGGTCAAATTTATGCCCATTTTCTGCGGCTTGATAACGTTCACAGGCAACCACCGCCATGTGTGCCTTTTGGGCACTGACGGTGTTGTCACGTTGCTGTTCCCACATTTGCATATTCATTTCGGCTTATTTATTATTAAAATTCATCTAAAATAAATTTAGATGAATTAAATTAATAGATATGGATAAAAAAGGGTTTATGCCTGCGCATAAGTAGCTTGAATTTCGGCGATGCGTGTTACTTCACTGTGAATGGCATGTAGCACGTTGCGCATATCTTCAAGAGTTTCTACTTTCTCATTCATCAATTCACAGTAAATCAGCTTGTCCAACAAGGAAGGTAAATCCTTACAGACTGCGCCGCCTTTGCGCTGATAAGTGCCGTTTTCATTGAGTTCAATTTTGTACAGGATATAAACGTGGTTTTCGTTCAGCTTAAGGGCATAACGTTCAGATAATTCAATAATGTGTTCTTGCATAAGATTTTCCTTAATGGGCAAATTTGGTGTAGTTGATCCAGTTGTCTCCCGCCGTAATATATTTGCTGAAATAATAATCGGCGGATTCTTCATCACCTTGGCGTTTTGCGTTGAGCCATTTTGCGTATAAATGACAGGCTTCTTTGTGCCAGCGATCAGCATATTTTTTGATAATGGTT